TGATGAGTTTTCTGGTCTATACAAGCAGGAAGCAATCCAGCTTCTCAGGCGTGATAATCAAGTTGCTGCTGTTATATTAGAGGAGAGGATAGTCCAAAAGATAATGGATGAAATGGAATCAGGTGAATATAATTTCCTTCGAACCAACCTAGCCAGAGATATTTGTAGCAAACTTCTTAGTAACTTGGACTACCAACCAGATATTAAATCACTTACATGGGAACAGCGTCTGCAGCAACTGTTTGTTGGTAGCCAACCAGTCCAGCAGATAGGAGGTGGAAATGGCCAGGTCATTGAAGCAGAGGTCAGCGAGCTTACAGAACATTCGCAGAGCAGGGCTATTACGCAAAGTGAACAAGGGAGTAATCCAACTTAGACATAGAGTTAAGGTCAAGGGGTTATAATATGATTAATGTTGGGATTATTGAATAGTTTGGGTCTATATTAAGATGGTAAAATCAATTATGAGGGGAAATGATGATAATAGCAACGATGCCCAAAATAGATAAGGTTGCTCTAATAGCTGACCTTCTCAAGATTGACAACAAGCAGGGTATTGTTGTTCCTTTCAGGCTCAATAAAGGTCAGACATATTTCTACAGGAACAAGAGCAACAGGAATCTTATCATTAAACACCGGCAGGGTGGCTGGAGCTCAGGAATTCTTGCCGATATGTTTACCGATTGTATAATCATACCTCATACCCAATGTGCAGTAGTGAGCCACGAAACACATGCTACCCAGAGGCTTCTCGATAGAGTCCAATTCTACTATGATACCATGACCCCTCCTAAACCTGAGCTTGGTGCTGAATCTAGGTCTGAGAAGACATTCCCTGGGATGCACAGTAGCATCTATATTGGGACGGCTGGAGCCAGAGCTTTCGGTCGAGGGGATACAATTCGTAAAGCCCTCTTATCGGAGCTTGCTTATTATGAGGATGCCAGGTCTGTCCTTAATGCTGTAGAGGATGCTGTTCCAATGAATGGGGAGCTTACTATTGAGTCTACTCCTCATGGTGAGGATTCAATCCTTTATGAGGAATGGGTTAGAGCCAGAGAAGGTAAGTCCCCCTATAAGCCTTTTTTCTTCCCCTGGTGGTGGTCAATAGATTACCAGATTCCAATTGGGTCAGAGTTAGCCTTACAAGAAGATAGAGGTAAATTTTCCTTTACTGGCGATGAAGAGGAACTTATAGCTAAATACCATCTTACTGAAGCTCAGATTCGTTGGCGTAGATGGAAGATAGCTGAAAAGCAGGGATTGTTCTGGCAGGAATATCCTGAGGATGAACTAACTTGTTTTATCACAGTAGGTGACCCAGTATTCGATTCATTGCTGTTGACTACTCTTGCTCAAGATTGTTATGATGGAACGAAACATCAACAAGGTTGGACATTCTGGAAATCCCCAGAGGATAAGATGTCTTATACTATAGGAGCTGATAGTTCAGCAGGAGCACCTGGGGGCAGTTATAGTGCTGCAGTAGTTCTAAATGCCAGATGGGAAGTGTGTGCTACATTCCAGGCTAGGTTAGAGCCCCACATTTTTGCTGCTATATTAAAACAGATGGGGATATGGTATAATAAGGCAGAGATGGTAGTAGAAAGGAATTTTACTGGTTATGCTGTTCTTGGTCATATGCAAGACTATCCAAATATCTATCACCAGAGAGATTTCACAACTGGTAAGATAACTACTAACAAAGGGTGGTGGACGAATGACCAGACAAAGCAGTTTATGATGACTGCTACCAAAGACCATCTGAACCTGTTGAAGATTTGGGACATGAATCTTATAAGACAATTGAGGAGTTATAGATATATAAGATTTAAGCCGACTCCTCAGTCTTTTGATGATATGGCTATTGCCCTGATGCTTGCAGTTGCAGTTAGAAAAGTTTCAGGAGTAGCCACAGGCTATCGTGGAAAGACTCCAGGTTGGGGATGGTAAAAAAGGTAGATATGCCAGATGAATTATTAGATGAGATGCAGTTTGGTAAGAATCTCAAGGGAATGTCAGACAGAGAGGTTATAGAGTTCTGCACTAATGAGGTCTATAAGGTTAATTCACTCCTCCATAAGATAGAGAATACTGTTTATGGCACGAATACTGTAAATGGTCTGAAGCAGCATATAGATAGTGCAGAAAAGAAACAGAAGGATAATAGAAAGTTAATTATTGCCATGTGGTCTTTCGATGGTCTTATCTTTATGTCCCTATTAAGTCTGCTTATTGCCTATCTAAGAGGAGGTTAAGTATGCCACAACTAAATTTGCAGCAAGTGATGAATGAAATATCTAGTCTCCAGAATTTCTGGATGCAGAGAAATAAGAAGTTCAAAGAGTGGTATGAATACCTACTCATGGTAGATAAGTTGGCTGCGAAGGGCATGGAGTCCTATGTCAGTAATGAACCAGCTACCTTCTACCAGATGGCTCATTATTTACTGACTAAAGGGGACTTATCCCATTTTATCCCAGTATTGGCTGAATCTGCAGTAGACCTTGATAACCGAGCCAAAGTCCATCGTGGTTGCCAGTATATGTGGACTCAGATAGATAGGGAGAGGCAGCTTGGTGGAAGTTCAAGTTATATTGACGAGATAGCTTTCTATGTCCTGGTACTTGGTTGGTACAGCACTATCTATGCTTTTGACAATAATACTGGTCTGATGAAAGCCCAGATATGGAATCCTGCTGATACTTACCCAAGATATGCAGCTAATAAGATGGTGAAATGTGTCCATACCTATAAGATAACAAAGGAAGAAGCCCAGATAAAGGCAGAGGAAAATAATTGGCAATATGATACGAAGCAGTCCCTTGGCACTGGTGAAGTTCTACTCAATGACCTATTTGTGCTTGAAAATAATGCTTGGCAGAATATGGTCTTAATTGGGGGTAAGGATGTTACTGGTTGGGTAGAAAGACCCGAAATAAAGCTACTTGTATCTCCAGTGGGGGGTTTCCCTGACAAGGGTAGTTTGACCCCATCTAGTAAGGACTGGAGGCAGCTTGCTGGTAAGGGTATCTTTGAGGTCAATGAAACTGTAGCTACCAGTTTTAATAAGTGGAAGAGTATGGTAAGCCAAATCCTTCGTGATACTGCTCAACCTATTACCCAGGAGTTCAGTGCTACCCCCCAGGCTACACCAGAACAATTAAGGGAAAGAGGAGCGCATTTCCATTATGCCCCAGGAGAGGCTGGTCTGCAGCGTGTTCCTTCTGCAGCTATCCCTATTGAGATTCAAGCTAATCTGCTTGAACTACGCAGGGAAATGCAGAAAGGTTTTTTCAATGATGCAGTACATGGTATGGTAGAGGGGCAACCAGGTTACACCTTGAGTCTATTGGCTAGTTCCAGTGCCAATCAAATCCTTTATCCCTATATGGATGCTAAGCACTTTATCATCAGTGAGGGTGATAGGTTCTGGCTCTCTAATCTTAAGACCTCCAAGCGAACTTTTGATATTAAGGGTAAGTTCATTGAGAAATTGAAGCCTACTGATATTCCTGATGATGTAACAGTCATAGTTGAGTCGGATGTAGCTACACCTAAAGATTGGCTTGAGAGAGGTACGATTGGTGGTATGGTCAGACAAGACCTTGATAAAGCTACTTTGCTCACTGAGATATATAAGATGTCAGACCCACAGGGTATAATCAGAAGGAAGAGTCTTGATAGGCTCTTGGATTCTGTAGAGGCTCAACAGGCAGAGAAGATAACTGGTTTCTATGCCCATGCAGATTACCTTGATAAGCGTGGGGATAGAAGGCAGGCTGCTGTGTTCAGGAAAATAGCCCAATCTATGGAAGCCCAGATAGGAGCACCAGCCCCTGGTCAGGGTAAGCCAACTGAGATGACTAAGATTTTAGCTGCCAGAGAAGCTGGAGCACCAGCAGAGAGACCCATAGTGCCTTCTAAGGTATTCCCCCCAGAGAATAAAGGTTTTACCCCCCAAGAGCTTAGGAGGTCTATTGGTAGGGGTAAGATTAGAGTGACGTAAGGAGACTAATATGTCAGATGGTGAAGAGAAGAACCCATTAGCATTACCTACCTTCCCCACTACTTATGGTGGGAAGGAACAGAAGAGATTAGAAGAACTCCAGAAGCAAAAGACTGAGATGGAGCAAGTCTATCAACAGAAGTTTGCTCCTGGAGCATGGGCTAAGGCTCCTGTTATTGAGAAGGCTGCTAGGGGTTTTGTTGCCAACCTACCCTGGATTACCAAACCCCTTGGTTGGATAACTCCTACCAGTTGGGGCTTTGATTATGGTGTGACTCCAGAACAGGCTCAGCGACAGATGGCTGATATGGAGATTGAATATAAGGAACTTGTGCGAAGGGAGAAGGTCACAAGAGTCCTACCTGAACTTGAGTTCAATATGATTGTTGCAGCCCTTTCAGGTCAACCTCTTATGACAATGGCTGAGATACTTCCAGAAGGTTTCAGGGGTGATTTCACTGAGGATGAGAAGGCTTATCTAGTGGGGCTTGGTGAAAGGCTTGTTCATGCTTCACCAGAGGATATTATGTCTGGTGCTGTGCTTGGCTTTCAGCCTTCTGGTAAGTTAGCTGATTACGCTGACATCTATAAGATGATGCCTGAACTGACCCCACAACAGATTATGTCCACAGTAGCCTTCAGTAAGAATATTGACCAGATAGGTCAGGCACTTCAGATGGCTTATCCCCCACAAGTAGAACCAGGAGCAGAAGTTTTACCTAGTGAGAAGGCTGATGAGTCAAGGAATTGGCTGAAAGAGAAAGCTAAAGCCCTTGGTATCCGAACTGTTGATACTGATACACCAAAAGAATTGGCTGTCAAGGTCAATAATGCCCTTGCTGACCAGAACAAGGGAACTACTCATATTATGACCAATAAGGAAACTGGTGATATGATGATTGTTACTGAGAAGGATAATGGTGGTATCTGGATGAAGGGGGAAGAGGGTGCAAAGGATATTTACCTTGGTAAGTTGGATGAGAGTGGGCAATTGGTTCCTGGGGAGGAAATAGAGTCTAAAGCCAAAGATATTCTTGATGCACTCAGACTGAGTTCGGTAGAGTTTGCCAATATGTCCAAGGAGTACTTTATTAGTGTGTTACCTAATACTATCTTTGCTGAATTACCTGCTGTTCGTGCTCCAGCAGATACCAAAGAGGCTATGGATAAATGGATGATTAATAAATCCAAAGAACTCCAGGATAGTATTACTTCAAGGATGGCAGCAATAGGTGTTCCAGAAGATTGGAGATTCTATCAATCAAGAGCCAGTTATCAGAAGGTTCCAGGATTCAAAGACCTTATCCAAGAGTATAAGACAGGTATGGACGTTATCTTAAAGGAGTACCAGCAACGTACTACCTTTGTAGCTCCTGGTAAAAGTATACTTGGTATGAACCAGGTTCAGATTGATGCTGTCAATAGCTTCAATAAGGAGATGAGGGGTTATTTTACCCAACTTTACTTGGCTTCAGAAGAAAAACATATCCAGTGGCTCATTGACCATCCTGAACTGCAACCAAGGGCAGAATGGGCGGATGGTACACCTCATTGGGATGACCCTGCCTGGTATGCATATATTGTAGCCAAGAATGCTACGCCTACCATAGCCTCATTGGGTACAGGTGTCTTAGTCACTGCTGCTACTGGGGGTAATATCCCTGCTGGTAGTCTTGCTGCCTTTGCAGTAATCAACCCATCCAATACTCAGGATGTCTATAATGACCTTGTAGCTTCTGGGGCAGACCCAGAGAAAGTAGCTAGTCTAGCTACTGTTATGGGTGGAATCATAAGTGTCCTTGATTCGGCTGGTGATATCCCCATTATGAAATTCTCCAGTCCTGTAATGATGAAGTTGTTCAAGAAGGAACTAACCAAGCAACTGGCTGACCTTACTATGAAGGATTTGGCGGTCAAAGGTCTTGTCAATTTTACTGTGCAGGAGTTTGCTGAATCCTCTACAGAGGTCTTGCAGACAGCTATCCAGAATGCCTCTGCTAAGACCTTTGACCCAAAGAGGCAGGTTACTGAAGGTCTATGGCAAGTCTTCTATGAAACCAATATCTCGGTAGCTCCCTTCGCTTTATTTGGTGTTGGCTCAACTACCTATTCAGATATTCATTCCCAGATGCCAAAGGAAATCCAAGATAGGATGGGTACCAATGTAGATAATCTAAAGAAGGCTGGTCTGGACGAGGGGAAAGCTCAACTCGTTGCAGTTGCTAACGAGATGGAGACTGAGGAAGGTAGGGCACGAGTCAAGGAGGCTTTGACTAAGGCTGAGGAGACTGTTCCCCCAGTATCAGAAAAAAGGGTGGCTAAGATTACCAACCTTGAATCTAAATTAGTCTCTCTCAATAAGGAGCTTGATACTTTTACCAATTCCCTTGAGATTCAACAGGATAGGCTTGCCAAATTACCCCCCTTTGAGAGGGCTGAACAACAGGAGACTATTGCTAATCTCCAGTCAAGGGTAGATGAGCTTAATGATGAGAAAGATGCCATTATTAAGAATATAGCTAAACTTAGAAAGGCAGCACCTGTTCCTGCTAAGGGAGCGGTTCCCCTTGCTCCAGAGATTGTCATTGATGAGGGTTCTTGGAACAGTATATCCCAGACAGGGAAGGTAATCTTGGCTACTAAGGCTGGAATTGCTAAAACATCCTCTCTGTTGAATTGGTCAGACCTTACTGATGTCCAGCGAGAAAGACTTCAGGGTATAACTGAGGAGGCACCTTCTGTTGAGAGGACAGAACCTTTACGAAGACCTGCTCCTGGTGAACCCCCTATTATTATCCCAGGTGCTATTCCTGATATCCTTGCCTATTCCGCAGAGGGAGCACCTAAGTTACAATCCCTTGAGGATTGGCTGGCTGAGACTAAGGCTGGCTTTGTCAATAAACCAGAAGCTCTTGCTCTTATCAAACTCAGTGAGAAGGTTCTCGGATACCAAGCCAAGGCAAGAACTGACTTTGAAGCTCTTAAGCAGCGTATTGCCAGTGCTACTACCGATGAGGCAAAGGCTGCTACCAAGAAGGAGATGAAATCCTTAGCCAGGAAAGTTGGTATCCGATATAGTACCCTAATGACCAAGACTTGGGATGGAATGACCCCTAATGAGGTTCAGTCCTTGACTGTGGGAGCTGTCCCAGACAGGTCATTGAAGTTCTATGCCCATTGGAAGTTATTGGATTCCAGACTTGTCTTTGGTGAGATAGAGAAGGAGACTGGTCTTCCCTTCCAGACTGTCTATGAAAGGACAAGGGATGCTATTGGCTATGTCCAGCGTCTTCAGGATAAGTTCCTTGATAGGATTGTGAAGAATCCCATCTTCAAAGGGATACTCACTGATAGGGCAGCCCTGGCTAGAGTAACCCTTGAACTTAATTCCAGAGACCCTGGTAGTAAGGTAGTTAGACCTGAAGGGTTAACTGACATAGAGGGTTTATTGGCTGATGAGATAGAGGCAGTCTATAAGGAATGGCAACCTATAGTCCGCTGTATGAGGTTCATTGAGGCTTATGAGGAGAATCACCAAATCAAGGAAATCAAGAGCAGGATTAAGGATGCTCCAGAGGAAAACCTCAAGGAAGCTAAACGAATCTATGAAGCAGAAGGACTTGATGCTTTATGGGCATATCTGTTTGACAAGACTTGGGGGGTCATAGAGAGTGGTTATGACCCCAGGGAGGTACATAATCCTTCCCTGCGTGTTAGATTGCCCCCATTGACCGCTGTGCGTGGTGGAGGTAGGCTTATAAGTAGGGATAGTCCTGAGTTCATGCTTGGTGACCTAGAAGGAGTAATTAAGCGTTATGATACCTATAACAAGTCAATGGGTGTGCGTTGGTATTTGAAGGATGAAATAGAATCTTTAGCCAAACTACTTGCTAAGACTGAGACCAAGTGGGAGAAGCCTAGAGAGATTGAACAGTTTCTGAAAGGTTATGTTAGGGAACTGCAGGGTATTCCTGAAATGGGTAATCCCTTCTACCAGGTAATAAGGAAAATCCAACAGTGGGCTTATCCCACCATCTTTATGCATCCCTGGCTTGGGTTCCGTAATGTACTTCAGCCATTGTGGTCATTCCCTTACAGGCAGGAGTTATTCAGGTCACTCTTTGAGTATGATAGGCTCCCTTCCTCCTTGAAAGCCAAAGCAGCTATCAGGTTTGCTACAGTTATTGACCAATCAGGCAGACCTATCCGGGACTGGTTATTCCAGGGTGAGGATGTAGCCCTTTTGGGTGATTTGCCTGAGTGGGCAAAGATAGCCCTTGTTCCTACCAAGGTTATAACCAAGCCTCTTGATATGTTGTCCAATTTGATGGGTAAGATACCTACAATGGCAATCAGTGATAGATTATCCAGGTCTTGGGCTTTTAGGTCTGGTCTTATCAGGGCTTGGAGGGCTACTGAGCAATATCAGAAGGATGGTAATATAGCCAGATGGCTCAAGAACTCAGGAGCCACATACCTGTCCAGCAAACAGCAGGAATATATAGTAGGTCTATTGCTTCGGGATAAGGTAGCCTGGGCTGTCCCTGGCTTACATGATATGACTGGTCAGGAGGCAGCCACAATCAAGGTATCAGAGGAGATAGTTAATAATACCCTCTACCTCTATGAGAGGTCTTCAAGGGCTATGATTGAATGGGGGGCTGTTGGTCGTGCCTTTGGAAGTTTGCTAGTCTTTCCAAGGTCTACTGCTCAGATGTGCCTAATTCAGATGTCTAAGGTATTCAGTAAGGATAGCACAGCAGCCGAGAGAGTAGATGGTACCAGGAAGATAATCATGCTTTGGGTAGCAGGAGAACTTCTAAGCCAGCTACTTATGTCTATGTCTGGTAGGCGTAGGAAGGAATATAGCTTGACCGAGATATTTACCTGGGAGCTTGGTGGTCTTAACTTCAGTCTAGCCAGGGATGTGACCAGTTTCCTTGGTGACCTTGTAACAGCAGCCTTTGGTGATGCAGAAAGTAAGGATAGGGTTCTGTCAAAGTTACCTTCTGAGACATCTAGACTTGGTGATACGCTTGTTGGTGGCTATAGGATTCTGATGGATACATTAGAGGCTTGGACTGATGAGAGGCAGGGTATTGATGTTAGGTTCCTAAGACAGGTAAGAGCTTTTTTTGATGAGGACTATACACCTGAACAGCAGGAGGCAGCCAGTAGAACATTGGTTGAGAAGTTCCAGCATATGTTGACTGGTGCTCCTGATATAGACCCAACGGTGATTGAGCAAGCCCAGAGAGACCTCATCCTTGAGGAGCAGAAACTAGGCACGATAGACCTACTTGGAAACTTCTATACTATCAATAACTTTGGTAACAGGATTGAAGCATTGCTTAAGCCAGTCCCTGACTTTATGGTAACTGATGGCTATGGCTTCTCAGACCTTGTAATCTTCTATGACCAATGCAGGGATGATTGGGGGCCTCTATATGAATTACCCCCTAACCAACGTAATGATTGGCGCAGGGCTAATCCAGAGGCAGAAGCTGAACTTATCTTCTGGGGTAAGTATGGCAAGTCAGTCTTCAGCAGGGGTTCTACAGGTGGAAAGGGAGTAAGGAGCCTGCTTAATACTTGGGTGCAGATGTATGGTATTACTGAGGCAGCTGAACCTAGGGCAGATTGGGAAGACCTTGTTCCCATTTTTCAATACTAACAGGGGACTTGACAAACAGAAATAAGTGTGCTAGAGTATTATCAGAACCTTAAAAGGAGGGGTTATAATGCCAGAC